GCCCATGCCGGCGAGCTTCAGCTCCAGTAGCGCATACCGCTGGTTCGCCTCGAACAGCTCTTGTTCGTGCTTCAGCGCCATTTCGCGCCGGGCAAGGTCAATGGCAGGCTCCGAAGCCTTGGCGGCCTGCGCCTGTGTCTGTGCGGCAGCGAGCTTGCCCTGAAGGTCGCCAATGATCTGCTGCGCCTGTTCGATGGCCTGCTGCATCTGCTCCATCTGCTGCTGCGCCTGCGCCGGCAACTTGCCCTCTTCCTCGCCGCGCAGCTTCTTGAGAATCTTGTCCTTGTTTCGCAGCGGCGAAGCCTCAATGAGCGCCTCGAACATCGGCGGCGGCATGGTTGCGGCCTGCGGGGCGATCTGCACCAGTTGCTCAAACGCTTCCGTTTGCAGGGTCGCGCTCGCCGGTACGTCGTCAATGACGATATCCACGTCAAGTTCCGCAATCTTGTTCTTCACGCCGACGATGGTCTGCATGCGCGGGTCCATCTTGGCCTGCTGCTCCATCTCCGGCGTGATCGGCGTTCCCTGCTGGCGGGCCTCTTCAAGCAGCTGCTCGCCCAGCGTGAGCGGCTGATTCAGGCCGACAAACCGGACGTTGCGGTCGTCATCCGTGACGCGAATCCACTTCTCGGCGGTCCAGAACTGGCGGATGCGGTTCCAGACCTTGCGGTACACGTCGTACTGGAATTGCGTAAAGGCATCGAACACCGGGCCGAGTTCGGATAGGCCCTGCTCGGACCGCGCCATCAGAGCCCGGCCGGACATGACGCGGCCCTCGTTGCCGGACAGGGCGGCGTTGACCCCTACAGCGTCGATTTCCGACTTGGCCTCCACAAGCAATTCGCGCTGGCCTTGCGACAGGTCGCCGGTCGGCAGGATGCCGAAGTCCTCGCCCATCTTCGCGCCACCGGCCAGCTCGACGTGGCCGTCCGGCTTGGCCAATTCCTGGCGCAGCTTGTTCTTGTCGCCCACGGTCTGGTTGCCGAAGGTCTGGCGCACGCTGAGCAAGTGCAGCATTTTGGAGCGGCGCTTGTTGATCTCGTCCTGGATGCTGATCCACTGGCGCACGACCCCGTAGCGGTTGCCATCGCGGTCAATGTTGCAGGAGCCGAAGACAAAGCCGTCGTCCTGATTCCCGTCCTCGTCCACGAACGGAGACTCAATGCGCGAGAGGATGCCGGCCTTGGTGAACTTGCTGTGAAACACCTTGCCGCCCTCGCGGCTCCAGCACTCGGCAATCCGCACGCGCTTGCGCTTCGGATCGGCCCAGCGGGTGCGAGGAACATCGTTGAAGGTGTCCGCGATCAGCGACTCGGAACCGATGGTGCTTTCTAGGACATCAACCTTGTCGGGCCACTTCTCAGCGGCTTCCTCGAAGTCCATCCAAATGAACTGACCCTTGTACTTCGCGTCGGACCAGTCGCGGGCGCGCGAGTGCGGGTCGCCCCACATCCGATCCCACGCGATCTGTTTTGCCTCGACGCAGTAGTCACCGTCAGGCTTCTGGTAGACCTGAACGTCTACCCCGCAGGCGCCCTCTACCAGATGGTTGTCAAAGCAGCCGGAGCGCTCGCGGTCCCACTTGCTCTGATCCATCACAAATCGCAGTGCGTCGGTCGCAGCAGCGGCGCCCTGTTCCTCTGCCGGGGTGCGCGGGAAGGCTCGCGGCATCATGCGGCGCTGTTGCTCCTGCCCCTTGAGGAAGTCCACCTTGGGCTTGATGCGGTTGATGGTGACAACTGGCTGTTTGCGCTTCTGGAGCTTGGCAACCTCTTCGTCGGTCCACTGCTTGCCGTCGGTGTAGTCGCGGTCGCGCTCGGCGTCGGAGCGGGCGTCAACGGTCGATTGGTCGGCGGCTTCGTGCCACTGCACCAGCCGTGCGAGCACGTCGTCCGAGGTGGTTTCAGTGGTCATATGGTCTTCCAGTCGGTGTCTTCGTCGTCTTCGTCGTCGCCGAAGCTCTTTGCCCAGATGTCGCGCTTCTTCTCTTTGGGCGGGGTCGCCGCGATGGCGGGGTGAGCCATGTCGAGGGCTCGGCCGATCAGCGAAGCGCAGTCAACATCGTCGTCATGCTTGCCAGCAGGGAACGTCAGAAACTCGTCTAGCTCCGCGCCCTGTTCAAACCAGACGCAGCCCATGGCCGCCCTAGCCTGAAAGCCCCGTGCCCGCGTCGGCTTGTCGTGGATGCTGGGTAGCCATTCCATGCGGCAGAACGCCTCGCGCTCCCTCATCCGGCGCGTGAGCATCGGCTCAATAGCCTTTTGGATCACGCCGGCCTCACCGAACCACGCAAACGGCTTGTGTTGCTGGATCAGGTCGATCTGCCGCTCAACCCACACATCCGAGCTGGTGCGGTCGCGCCAGCCGCCCAGCCGGTACAACCCGCCGTCAGGCGCCACGCCCCATATCCGGTGAACCGTGTAGTCGCCGTCGCCGTCCGTCACCGCGTAGTCGCTTGTCCCGTAGATGGCAAGTTGCTTGGGCCGGTCTGTCCAGTGTTTGAACCAGCCCCGTTGAAAGAACGTGCCTTCCTCTGGGCTAGGCCGCTGCTGGTACAGCGCCGACCAGTCGCGCGGACCAATGTCAGCCTTGATGCGTTTAAGCGCCTCCAGGTCGTACCACTGCGGCCATAGCGCCGACTCCTGCGAAGTTCCCTCGTCGCTAATCGCCTGAAGCTCAATGACCCGCCATTCGCTCGGCTGCTGCGCCAGAAGCCGGCCGGCGAGGTCATCTTCGTGCCAGCGGGTAAGAATCAAGACTATGGCGCCGCCCGGCATCAGGCGGGTGCGAAGGGTGGACGTGTACCACTTCCAGACCGTTTCCCGCCTGACCTCGCTGTCAGCCTCTTCCCGGTTTTTGAACGGGTCGTCAATCAAGGCCACATGGGCGCCGCGGCCGGTGATCGGCCCGCCGACCCCGACATAGACCGATACCCCGCCCTGGTTCGTGTGCCAGCGGTTCGCCGCCTTGCTGTCCTGTGCCAGCGTCACTTCAGGGTAAAGCGCCCGGAATTCCTCCGAGTGGACGATGCCGCGCACCTCGCGCCCGAAGTCCAAGGCGAAATCCCCGCTGTAGGTCGCCGCGATCAACTGCCGGTCAGGGTGCCGGCCGAGATACCACGCCGGAAACCTGCGGGACGCCAGTTCGCTCTTCGTATGCCTCGGCGGCGCAAAGATCATCAGCCGGTCGCATTCGCCCCGCTCTACCTGCTCCAGCGCGTCGGCAATCGCCTTGTGGTGCTCACCTACCTCGAAGTCCGGCTTCGTGTAGGTCGTGAAGTCAATGAGTGATCGGCGGGCGGCTCGGCGCCTTAGCAGCTCCTGCGCGGCCTGCTGTGGCGATAGCGGCGAGTTCGTCATCCGTGTATTCGGTTGCGTTGCGCAGTTCGACGGTCCCGGAATGGTTCACGTCGGTCTTGTCTCGCCACAGGTCTGGGCGACGGTTCTTAAGCCAGAAGATCGCCGCCGTGGTGTCGGGCGGGTAATACTTCCTGAGCGGCGTCTTGACGATCGCGCCGCCGACAACCCGGATGTCCACCTCGTCGTGCTCGTAGCCGTTCGCGCGGGCAAAGAGGCTGCGCTCAACCCGCTCGTCCGCTACCGCCTTCCCCGCTTTGAGGGCTGCGGCAAACTCAACATGCTCGATCTTCCAAGCGTTGATAGTGCGCACTGACACGCCAAGTAGGTCTGCCAATTCCATATCGGTGAACCCGGCCAGACACGCCTTCTGCGCCATCTCGGCGAACTTGGGCTGGTACAGCGAAGGTGCGCCGCCGCCCTTGTTCCCCTTGGCGTTCTGGTTGCCTTTAGGCGCTGGCATGGCCCCCTACCGCTTCGAGCACCGGATACCCGCCGAATCTGTCCTTTGCGTCCTGCATGGAGCTGGCGCGGCCGACTTCGATCCAGCGCACTTGCTGGATATGGACGGTCTTTCCTTCGGCGCTGTGCTGGGTTTCTCCAGTCCGCTCGTAGAAGGGGCGTAGGACGCGGTATTGCATGTCGGTGCTTTGGGTGAAGTGGGCGGGGCAACAGCGCCCGTTATCCGTTAAGTTGGCGCCCCGACTTTTGCTCTGCGAGCGGCGGGTGCCAGGATGTCGGGGTGTTGGGCGTGTGCCCGCGCTTTTCGGTTGGCCTTGCTGGCCGTGTTTTACGTGGCGTCAGCGACTACAGCAGCCGCTGGCGCGATTGATTCGGCGTCCAAAATCGTGAGGGCGCGTCCGAAAACGGCCCCGGTGTCGATGTAGACCACGTTTCCAATCCATGTGATCTGCTGCATTGGGGTATGGCCGACGATCACGGCCTGCACGCCGTCCACGGACGGCTTTTCCGCCCCTTGAGCGCGCGAGC